GGCACAGACGAACTGGGACAGAAACTGTTGAAGTGTCTTGTGCATCTAAAGAAATTGAATATACAAGGTGTGGTGCAAGGTGATTTGCTGTACACAGATGAGGACATCACGAGGAAGAACATAGACGGTAAGCCTCACCTGACTTTCACACCTAATCAAATTACATATGCCGTGCCGGAAGGTGGTGACCTAGCCAAACAGATAGACAGGGCCAAGGTGGGAATCATTTTCCACACAACATATGTAGGTGATACACTGGCCGGCATGAACGCACAGGGTGGAGCAGATGTAAGTTCTTTCGCACAGAGTCCAGATGTGTTCTTTGACAATGCCACGTACAAGGATGTGTCAGGCAGTGCCAAGTTTACAGACGACGAAACAAAACAATTCTATAACAGCATTGAGAAACTAGAAACACTACTGAATGGTGTGCCGAGAGATCTAGCAAGTGTGCTAGGACAGAACAACGACTTCGTTCCCATGTTCCAGATGTACATAAACGCAATGGTGAAACAAGGAAAACTACCAAGCAACGTCAATCAGTTCCTGCAAGGCTTCAAGAAGTTCTACGCAGACAGAATGCAACAGCAGATGTCAGGACTGAAGGCACAGAAGGCCCTGCAGTTGAGACAGGACAAGATCAAACAGATGCCGGTGTTCCTTAACAGGGCCAAGAAACCTTTACAGGCCATGCTCACATTCTATAAAGCGGTGCAACAAATGAAGATGTTTGTGTTAAAGAAAATGAATCAAGCGATGGCTATAGGATCCTTCTCACAGACGGACAGTGGATTAGTGGTAACGGAGCCAGAAGGGTTCGTTGCTGTGGACAAGTCTGGTAATGCTGTGAAGCTAGTGGATAGGTTAGGATTCTCAAGAAGAAACTTGACTGCTGTCAGCAAATTCAAGAAATAGATTCAACGTTTTATTAATTTCTAAACTTAACTTTTCTTTATTGAACATGGTATCATAGTTGTGCTGTCTCAATGCCTTGCTTTGCAAGTATATGTCTTGCCACGGAGCATCACGTAACCTATCACAGACATCAACGATAGTGTTGATCCTTGTATCTGGATTTCTATCTAGATCATATGCTTCTTCGAAGTAGTTGTTAAAGGTCTTGAATCCCATCTCCCTCAATCTCTGTAGGTATAGGTAGTTTCCATGAATAACGAAAACTTGTTGTGCCATTATAGGTTTCCATATCTTCTCTGTCATGAATACCTCGTAGTCGTTGTCATTGGTCTCTGACACTATAGAACAAGCGGTATCATTATATGGCTTTTCAAATATGTCTTGGTCCATGCCATACTTTGGATAGTCCTGTGCCCACGGCAGTTCATACGCCGCTGGCAACTTCCTATCAGGCCAATTGGTGTACAAGCTGTTGGACAGTATGTCCTTGCTTGTCAGTTTACTGTATAATTTTACTCTGTGTTGTCTAGGTTGTTTGTTTAGATACAAAAAGTCATATTTTTTATTTGTATGATCAAAAGCGAACCTGTTGTCCTTGTGCTTGTCATACATGTAGAACCAAAACCAACTTGTACCACCTGTCCACTTGATGTGTTCTATATCTATTTCCGGATACTGTTTTTGCGAATTGATATTGTCTAAGGATTCCCAAGGAGTGGCCTTTATGAAGACGAAACCCTGGCTGTGTAACAAATCACAACGTTTCCTCAGTTCTATATAGAATTCTGTATTATCTTTCAATCTGTCATTTTGTACCCTACAATCAATCATGGCAAACTTCCTGTCATAACTGTCCAAATCATAGTTGTGTAGGGTATAGTACTCCCCTTCCAGATCAAAAGTTTGATCGGCTAAACTATGTAGGTTAATGAACTGTTCCAGCTTGATGTGATCACCGGTCTTCATTACGTCTGTGAGAATAAAGTTTCGTTGCATATGCTCTATAAATACGTGTATGTTAACACCCTTTTTAAAGTATGTATCCGAAGCCAAGGTCATCAGGAGGCATAGTGACTTGGGTAGATTCTCATTCCCAGAAGTCACAGAGAGGATATATCTCAGTTTCCTTGCGTTGACGCTATTGAGATCCATGGATCAAGGTAAAGCATTTACCAAGACATATGCTGACCAGACCATGGCCAAGGGAACCTTTGATCAAGTCCGTATGGTCAACAACGACCTTGCCAACATGCTGGCAATAGTTTCAGGAGACCCAGACATCACGAAGAAACTCAAGAACAAGAACCAAGCACAGGCCATGAGACAGAGACAACCAGTGCCTGTCATGGCAGTCAGGAGATACCTGAGGTCTTTCGATGAGCCATACAAGTTCCTGACACAGTTGGAAAGGGCATTGGGAATCACGGATGCAAATTACAGGAACCTGAGAAGAGCCATAGCCGACTACAGTAATCTGGGAGACAAGACCAAGAAGCAGGTCACAGACAAACTGTTGCAACTGTTGAGGAACAAACTGCCAGGCACGGACATACACAGGCAAATCAAAAGCCTGACCTAATGATAGACGATCCACGTAGTTACTGGGTGCTCTACGGACAGCACACCGAACCAACTTTCCTAGAGGATGCAGGTGGTGGACAAGAACTCCAGAGGGATCACTCACTCGGCTATGTCAAGAGTTGGCGTGGTTGCCTAGACATTGGTAGCAACATAGGACAGTGGACCAGACCACTCGCGGAGAAGTTTGAAAAGGTTTACTGCTTCGAACCAAATCCCAATTTCCGAGAATGCTTCAACAGGAACATCCATCAAAGCAACGTTCAACTGTTTCCGTTTGCTCTATCGGACAGACAGCACATGGCACATCAAGAATTCAACTCCACACAAATCGAAGCAGGCAACGGAGATATAGAGTGTAGGACTTTGGATAGCTTTGAACTTACAAACTTGGACTTTATAAAGATTGACGTCGATGGATCAGAGATACCTCTGTTGAACGGAGCCCTAGAAACATTAGCACAGAACAAACCGGTGTTGAACATAGAGATGAAAAGACGCAAAAGGCCTGGCGTTGTAGAAGGTTGTGAGAATATTCTTAAGAAACTGGGCTACAACTTCATTCAAGCGGTTAAAAGCGATGAAGTATGGCTCAAAAAGTAATATTACAGCATAATTTACCAAATAGATCTATAAATACTTGCAACTTGATCCCTGAGCGGGATCTTAGTCATTTAAACAGAACAAGGAGGATTTAAAATGGCATACGACAATACACTACCAGCAGGCGGTCCAGCCAACTTTTTAACACCAGACAGAGCTACAGAATCTGAAGGCGTTGCAGTTGACTTTATCACTGTTGATTACATCTCTGATGTTTCAGCGGAAATTACAAACCCTAGAGCATCAGCGGCAACAGGAGCACTACACTTATCAATGGAAGCTATACAGAACCAGGGTGTTAACATCCTAGGAACTGGTAACCTAAGTAACTCAGACACTGAGCAAACTTACATGGTTAGAAGAGACGCTCTTGACACGATCAGTTCAACAACAACAGTAGCGGCAATCCAAGCGGCAATAAGACTCTTGAATGCTGGTACACCTGACAAAGTTACAGCAACTATATCATCTGCAACAGCGGCTGATAGAGACATGGGTGACACGTCTGTTGGCGCATAATAGTAATATAATATAATATAAGGAGAATATAAAAATGGCTTATTCAACAACAGCAGTAGCAGGTGGAAAAGGAAACTTCTCACTGAACCAAAACTTTGAAGTAGAAGGTGTTGACGTAACATTGTTAACAGTTGACTTCATCGTTGACGTTTCAGCAGAGACAGGAGACTTGACTACAGGCTCAACAACAGCAGGTCTACAAATGGTTAGACATGCATTCGAACACCAAGGACTAAGAATCTTAGCAGAAGGTCCATTGGTTGACTCGGACACACAAAAAACATACATGGTTAGAACTGACTGTTTAGACAGTCTATCCAGTACAACAACAGTTGCGGCTTTACAGGCTTACATTAGAACACTAGATCAATCTAGTTCTAGTTTCCCTGGAGTAACTGCAGACTTAACAGGTGCAACAGTGACGGAAACTAAAATTGGTATCCTAACTGCTAACGCTGTAAGTTAATAACATACTATAGGAGAAATATAATATGGCAACAAGTAATGCAACAGCAAACATGTGTAGAAGACAGGCATTCACAGGTAAAGGTATCACTTTTATCGAGATGATGTTTGACGACGAGATGGTTACAACATCTACTACACCTGACACTAAAGATTCAGTGTTCAATGCAATGAGCAAATTGGTTGGTACTTTCGGTACTATCATAGCTCAATCATACGCACTGGGTTGTAAAGCGACTGAGAAAGATGCGGCCTTGGCTACATCAATCGTTGAGGACGAACTTTGTGACTACTACACTTTCGCTGTAGAAGGAACACCAGGTCAGTTCAACGCGGCAGACTCTGCAGGAGACATAAACGCTGATCCAGATCAAGCGAATGCTTCTGACCCAGGAGTTATCGCAGACGCAGAAGCAGACATCGAAGTTGAAATCTTAGCAAGAATATCTGAGAACGATTCAGCAGGTGGAGTTCACGTTGACGTGAGATACCTACCAGCAGACGGTGTAACTTCAGCAGGTGCAGAAGTAGTATACGGTTTTAACTCAGCAAGAGTTAACGCATAGTACTAGCAACAATTACCAAAGGGCGGATTCTTTAATTAGGTCCGCCCTTTTTTTATGGCTTAAATATCGCAAAGGAGAACACTATGATAGAGAAATTCACAGTAGAGATAGAAGTAGGCGACAGGGTCGAGATGGGGAGAATGCATCTGGCCAACCAGACAGTCAAGGCAATCGAGATAGACAAGTGGGGACACCCGGTTATGGTGCTGTCCAGTGGCAGGAAGAGAGGCCTGTTCAACATGCGTCTTAAGAAACTTATACCTGAAGATGTCAAGAGAGTGCAGGAGCCAGCAGAGGTCATGATGACCAAGGAACAGTGGGCAGAAGCACAGGCAAAGATAGACAAAGCCAAAGCAGAATAACACAATGCACAGCTACATGATGCACACCCTGGTGGACATAACAAAGAATGGAAGCCTCGCGAAGAACTTCCCGTTTGAAACTGCCGCGGGTGACATGATAGATGGCAAGGAAACTCTAAGGACTGCAAGGAACCAGAACAGTAACTTCAACACCATGATACAGATGTTGCAGATAAGGGGTAACATCACATGGGAGGAGGATCCCTTGCGTTTGCATCACGACCTTACTCAGACTAAGTTTGGCAAATACTACGAGGGACACAACACCTCATGGCACTTCACTTTCTTCACAGAGCAGACGGATGTGTTTGGTGATCAACAGAATCCCACGGAGCAACTGACAGAGGATTTCAACCTTGTGCCTGTGTTGACAGAATGCAAGAACACCGCACACTTCCCCATACAGACCTTCATTACCAAGGATCTGCAACAGCCTGCACTGAACACACCGACCAAGGAACAGAAGGTACTCAACGCACTTGCGGGCGATATAATAAACACATACTTTACGTATGGTGGCTGGCAGAATAAATAACAGTACATTATTTAGGCACAAGACCAAAAACTTTTAAGGCACTCATAGGCAATGAAACAGGCAGACGTTCAAGAGATAATAACGGAGGTAAGGAACCTCAAAACAGAATTGAAAGAATTTATGAGTGGACACACAACAGAATTAGAGAAACAGAACCTAGAAGCACACGTGGATCTCTGTTCAGAGAGATACAAGGGATTGCACGACAGGCTTTCAGCGATTGAATTACGATTGGCCAAGATGAATGAAGACATGAGTGTCAGTCACAAATCACAAACAAAGACCATTATCGCAACAGCAGGCACAGTGGTCGCAGGCCTACTATCAACAGTGGTAGTGATCCTGATGAAGATGCCAGGCTAATAAATTAGATTACCAAACACATCAAATACATGTTCGTACAAATAGCACCACACGTGAGAGTATTCCTGACAAAGGAACAGGTGGCATTCGTGCAGAAATACCAACACAAAGAATCATTTACAGACAGATCACTGACCCCGGAGGAGGCATACGTCGCCCGGGTGCTTGGTGACAAGGCCATATTCGTCAGGAAGAAACTTGACGATGGTATGCAATATGCTTTAAATAGGCGTATAAGGTTTGTAAAGAATGTCAAAGAATAAATCAGAACTAGTAAAACAGATTGAGGCATACGGACTCAAGGGCAAACTTGCGGACCTGGCACGCAGAGAGGAATCCAAGAGACCGTTCCATCACCTGCCCAAACAGTTCTCCAAAGGTATCCTGATAGGAAACATAGCGATTGTACCCAAGAAGCACACAGGAACGAGATATGTGTATGTGATAGCGGACATGCTGGAGGCGAGGTTGCTACACGAGGACATCAACCTGAAGCAGACTGCAATACTTGTGGCACACCACCTGGCAGATGATAAACCCATACCCACAAACATACTAGAGCTAGACACCAAGTTCGCCTCACAACTGTTTGACATACAGAGTGCCAAACGCATGATCAGGGAGGCACAGAAGGGCAAGGAAGATCTGTCCGAGGATGTGTATTGGGATCGTCTAGACACTGCAAACCACCTAGCGGACGAATGCAAGGGCAGAATACAGCAAATCTTTAATGACACGTTCGGAGCGTAGAATATAAATAACAGTATGAACAGCTTAGAATTCACAAAACCAATTACCACAGAGTCATTGTTGAAAGAGTTTGAATCTAGATTCAACATGACCATGGACCTATCAAAATTCAACGAAGAAGAACTACATGACTACGCAAATCACGTGAGGACAAAGATACACGAGATCACACAGAACACACACTTTGGACAGGAGTTGACAGACAACAGCTACCAGAAGAGCCAGATGATGTTGGACATCATCAACCAAGCAGTCACAGAAAGAAAACTTGGCGAGTATGGTGGGATGAACACAGATCCAGAAACAGGAAAAATGGTAGACAAAGTTAAAAAAGCAAGTGGCATGACCGATGTTGAGAAAAAACAAGTGATAGGATCACTAGTCACAAAAGAAATGAGCAAGATGCCAAAAGGCACAGGCACGATGCATGGTGTGAGAGAAGGGGTTGAAGAGCAATCAGAATTAATTTTAGCGGCCAAAGACATGATGGACAAAGTAACAGGGTTCTTGGAAACTCTTGCTTCGATGAAGACAGAAGGCATGTTAGAGCTAGCGGACAGAATCAGAGACGAGATGGGTGCTGAGAAATCAGACGCATTCCTACAAAAAATCCAACCAGCGATTGAACAGGCGGAAGCCACTTTAACGACAACTAGACAAGAGCTAGACAACGGTGTAAGAA